ATATGATCCACTTGATCGGCTGTTTGTCCACAATAGGCACACACATAACCTGCCATGGCTAACACCTTGAGTCTTCTTTCTTTGTATTTACCACTAATGCGTGGATCACCTTTCTTGGCCATTACTGCCAGCCTTTAGTCTTTAAGTGATTAAGTGCATTGCAATAGTTAGGCTCATCATAAGCGGTGGTTCCATAACGCTTTGATACATAATACCAATACATATAGAACTGAAAGTCATAAGGCTTATCCTTCATATACTTAGAACGCATCTGATAGTAACCATAGTGCGAACCTGATCTTGCATTGATATTCCAAGAACTTTCTCTGAATACGATTGAGTTATGACATTGGTATTGCTTATCGGTTAATTGTTTATTGGCTAATACTTTAAGTTCATTAGTTTGCAATGAGTGAGCCTCTACTGGCAAAGCAACGCCTAGACATAGGGCTCCCACTAAAACTTTAGCAACCCTCCGCGCTACGCCTTTCAGGCGCGGCTTGAGCCCTTGATGGGCTCTTGCTAAGAGTTTAGCATGCCAGTCAAGTTTCAACAGGTGATCGGCGTGGCGTGAGCGCTTAGTTAAGTATTGCGCACATTTTATCCACAACTGTTGATAACTATTTGTCTGTAGAATAGAACCCAGTACCGCGAAAGATTGCTGGCACTGATGAGTAAATCTTTTGCATAGGTTCATGACAGAACCCACATTCAACATCGTGTGGTTCATTGATCCTCAATTCTTTTTCATATCTAAGATTGGCTTCACAATTATCATTTGTGCATTGGAATTCATAAATCGGCACTATTGATCCTCACACCATCTGCAAGGATCATTGATAGTCCATTCTCCACAACCATTACAACGTTTAATATCCGCATCTGTTATTTCTGCCTTCATATTCTTATATCCTGCTTTGATTAGGAGTTCCACCAAATCCTCAAGACGGATAAGCGCAGCATAATCTTGCGCATTTTCTCCCTGTCCATTCAAGCGAAAACAGGCGAACCCCAATAGCCCACTTTTGCTTGTTCTTGCTTGGATTTGGCGGAACGTTCCCTTTATATCTAACGCGGCTCTCGCTTTGACTTCGCAGTCGAACGGAACTCCGAGAATATCTCGGCCAGAGCCGCGCCCTACTGTCGCACTTTCCCACCACTGCGACAGATAAGTTGCTACCACACGCTCGGTGCGGAAACCTCTATGCTTGCGTGAGTTTTGACTCATTGACAGCGTGACACTTCTTGCAAGACCAAGTTAGTGATTGACCCTCTATCCAGAAGGCTAACTCGTCTGACGGGCATGGCTCGTTGCATAGGTGACAGATTATCCTAACTTGCAACGCAGCAAGCGCTTCTCGCTGGCGCGCCTTCTCATATAGAACATCATCTGTAGGAAATGACTCCCACTCACCATCTTGGTTCATAAATTGTAAGCCGCTCATTTTTGCTCCTGTGGAGTCCAAGCGCCTTGGCTGTTTATGACATACCAAATTGGATCGCACTTATCAAAATCTGCCCAAGTTTCGTGAGTGCGTGGTCTGCCATTGCAACCCATATTTGCCCATGCCCGCCCATTCTTGCTACCCGTCTTCCATACACGCTCGCCATGCTTGCACTGGGGTATGTCTTTATCTATCTTGGTTGCACCTAAAACGTCTTGCACTAGCGCAACCGCCTCGGCTGCACTTGGCGGCTCTGATACTGCCTTAACTGTCCAAGGATCGCTTTCTACTGGCATTGTGATTTTATCTGCTAACTTCTCAGAAAATGGCTTAGGTGTAGGTTTGTCGGCAATCTGCCCTACTTTTTCCATATCGTCTCTAGTTGCAGTATTTCCGCCTTTAAGCAGCGTGATTGCTCGGCCAAGACTTGATGAAGCAATATCTTCTGCATAAAAGCGACGCATATTTTGGATATATTGATCCCTAACCCCATGAGCGATATTAGAAGTCGCAGGGAAAGCGTCATTAGCATCGCGATAAACTTCCGCCTTACAGGTAATGTAGCCTTTTTCAACGTCGTGATAAGTGATTTCAATGTTTGTCCTTCCCATAGGATAATTTTCCACAAACCATTTATTAAGCATTGCAACTGTTTCGTAATCTTCCAATTTATACATAAAGTTCATTCCCTTCAGTGGAGAGCATCCCGCCAATTGCAAGATAACTGCAAGCATCAATCCAAGTGTCTATTTGCTGACTGTCCTCAATAGATCGCCCGATCTTGACGAGCGCGAGTATGACTGCAACTTGATAATCCTCAACTGGCATTTCCAGATAGGCGCTGATAAGCCTTGCTGCTCTAGCCATGTTGTCAGACGGATGGCCATAATGGACTCCGCGTTCCTGATATAAATCTGTTGCACTTTGTAGGATTTCACCATGCTTCATAGTCTCACCTTCTCGCGCTTATCGTAGAACTCGCGCACCGCGCGTCGGCCTTCTCTGTAACCGCTATCGCAACCCAGTGAATAGAACACCATTGCGTTAAAGAACCAAAAAAGCATAAAGAACCCAATTTGTATAGGAGTCATGAGGCCCACGCTAAATCTTGGTACTTTGAGGTGATGCACCATTGGCCGTTGTAATCGTCAAATATCTCGTTGTAAGTCTCGCCAAACATTTCCAAGATATTGCGAGCAGCCATCAGGCTTACATAGGATTCAAACCAATAAATGTATTCGTGATCCCAATTGATCTTGCCTTCAAAGCGACCGTCTTCAACCATCTGGCCCCAAGTGGTTTTTTCCCAACGCATTGAGGTTTCATTTAAGCGCTCAAAATCCATGCACTTGTCTAAATATAATTCTTTCATCTTTGACATTTTTGCCCCTAATGTATCCGCGAGCCGTTCTCGCTTCCACATATATAACAATACGCCTGTCTAGCGCTTAATCAAGCAAATCTGGCTTTTTTTGTATAACGATTTGGTAACGATTCTGCCTCATCAATTGCATCATCTAGGGTCCATTTAATGTCTAAATCCAGATCATCCATAACGCTTGCCTTCAACTACGAAACTACAATCCTTCTCAATCGGCACCAATACAGGCGTAACAATCTCTTTATCCACATATAGAATGGCAAATCCCGCTTGCCAGTTCTGTGAACCCTTGGCATAAGCCATCCCGCTTGAGCGTATGTCGGTCAAATGACCCACCTCAACACCTGTGATCTGACCCGTTATAACGCCTCCAGAGGCCATTGTAAAGGATGAAATACCCTGTCTATGGGTGTGACCCTGGATAACACTCTTTAAGCGCCTCTGTGAGGCTGCTAGGGCCGTTAAACCGCCTTGTGGTTTGAGCGCACCTTCGTCACCATGGATCATTACCCAATTCTTTGTTATGTTATAGAAAGAAGGATGGAACTTGATTCCCAGTTCAGGCAATCTTAAGAAGTTCTCATACTCTAATTCAGGCAGTTTGAGCAGGGCTGGCAATCTTCCCGCAATTGAGTTGTATAAACGCTGTTGGTGGTTGGATCGCACCAACTGAGTAACTTGAAGGTCATAGAGTATTTGTACGCATAAATCTCTATCAGCGCCAAGATCATCTAAGACTTCCTGGGGCTTTCCGATATTGAACTTGCCAAGCATCGGCATATCCAACTCATCACCCACGCATAAAACCTCATCGGGTTTCCATTTACGAATGAAGGCAGCAACATTGGCTACCATTTTGGGCGAGTGATATGGTACTTGCAGGTCTGAAATTACTGCATAGCGTTTCAAATTTAATCCTCATCATCATCGTCATAAGGGATGGAATCGGGAAGTTGTGGAAGCCAATTAGGCATTGGCAAAATGGTGGCAGGATAGGTAGCAGGTTCCATCAATATCGCTAAGGCTAATTCAACGGAAAAACCCGCGCGACGAAGGGATTTGTAATACTCGTTTAAGCCAATTGCGTATTGATCCAGCATTGAATATGCCTCTAGGTCAATTACCTTTTTGCGCGCCATAGTCTTATTGTGACTTAGAACTCAGTATTTCGTACACTTTGTCCAAGCGTGTCTCTAATCTTTCTATGGCATCTCGCATGCTTGAGCCGCTATTCGGCTTCAATTCCATTAAATAATGCTTCACCATAAAGTTCAGCATGGCAGTTACACCACCCAGAACCGTCACGATCGCTACTGCAATGGCAGCATAATCTTGAGCCGTCACTTTTTAGGAGTGGCATATCCAAAAATACCAGCAACAATTGAGCCAAGAATTGAGCGGTAATCAAGTGCAAAATTAGAGGTTGTACCCCAAACAGCCAAAAAGGCTCCAATAGATAGGACTAACGGGTTCTTCATATTCATTATTTTCCTCCTAGTAGCGGGATATTGAACGGCGCACCATCTTCATCGCCTTGTTTAGTGAAAGAAACGTGGCAATGGTGATCATGCTTATTGATGCCCTCATAAACTCTCCAAGCCCAATTCTTCTTGGAACTGGCAATCTTTCCTGCGAAAATAAGATACTTGATTCGCTTGTCTCCCGCCTTGGCGGCAAGCCGTATCTGGTCTGCAAGGTAAGGCATTTCGTCTGGTTTTGGTATTCCATGGAGATCCCTGTCAATGTCAATTGCGTGGCATATTCCATTTTCATCAATAAGATGATCTGAAGTGCCAGCCTTGACATGACGTGCATCGGCAATCCAACCGTCGGAACGTTTGTCTCTGTCAGGGTAACTAGCATTGACAGCCGCTCTTAATGTTTCTCCAGCCTTGCATAATTTAGGCTTCATCTAATAACTTCTTAAACTCAACTTCACAACCTTGGCAGTTCCATTTGAACTGATCATTTAAGAATAATTCTTTATGACCACATTCAGGGCGTGACGCAATAAAAGCATCTGCATCTGGATCATAGGTATAGCCGATACCTGCATAGTTATAGCGGATTTTGCCATTGTAAGAAGTCTGAACCCAAGTGCCACCAAGGTTATCTATTAGCCATTGGTAACCTTCATCGCCATTAGGATCGTTGTTATCGCCTATAAGTACGCGGATAACTTTATTGTCTTTATCTAATTCAGCCCAATGACTCATATTAAACCGCCGTCTTCAGATAGCGAACAATTACAATTCCACCAGAACCATTACCGCCTGAAGTTGGCTGGAAAGTTCCGCCACCACCGCCTGAACCTGTGTTTGCTGGAGATGCTGAAGTTGCTGCAGTTCCGCTAGTTGGACCATTAAAGCCGCCAACTCCGCCACCGCCTGCTCCGCCTGCTCCACCAGAACCACCTGTATAAGCACCGCCACCGCCACCGCCAGCGTAGTAACCGCTAGATCCAGTTGAAGTTGCAGAAGCCCAAGAAGAGTAAGTGTTTGAACCTGCGCCGCCTGCGCCACCTGCTGAACCTGCGCCACTTGAACCACCAGCGCTAGCACCGCCACCGCCACCGCCACAGAATGGAGAACCATTTTTGCCTGAACCACCTGCGTTGCCTTGACCAGATGGACTTGCCGCGCCGCCTGTTCTGCTAGTGCTTGAAGAACCTGCTCCGCCGCCGCCTGAACCACCAGCAACGCCTACGGTGTCGTTAGAACCACCACCGCCGCCGCCTGCGGCGGTTGTCAAACTTAATCCCGAAACACTTGTTCCAGTTCCCGCACCACCTGCTGCTGTGCCGTCTGTGTTACCTGAACCCGCACCGCCGATAGTTACGGTGTAAGTTGCTGGAGCGCAAGATTTACCAGATGTATAAACTAAACCGCCAGCGCCACCGCCGCCTGCGTTCCAACCGCCGCCACCTGCTCCGCCGCCGATAGTTAAAAAGTCCATTGTAATAGTGGCGTTAGATACAACTAACGAACCGTTAGCGGTAAAAGTGCGATAATAATAAGTTGCATCGCTTGCTAGCGTTCCGCCTGTTACAACTGGAAGCGCAATAGGCGCACCAGTTAAGCCTGCAATTACATTGGCGATCATTAGGCTATCGCACCTACAACATACCAAGTATCAGTCGCAGTCTTAATACATGCTGCTGACTTATATTGAGCAAGTGTAGGAGAAGCCGCCGTTGCACCTGCTGAAAGGATTGTGGTTGTACCTGAAGTGACAGCCGAGATCGTGCAGAGTCCAGCGCCTATGTTAAGAACTGTGATTACTGTTCCGACTGGATGCGCTACGGATGCGTTAGTCGGGATCTTAATTGCATTCGCTGAAGCGTTGCTCTGGGTAATAAGAGTCTGATACGAGTCGGCTATGACTGTTGTATAGGTAGTGCCAGTTTGTGCATTAAGTGTGAACGCTACTAGCCCGTTGAACATAGCGGCGGATAGCACGTCTCCAGTACTTGCGGGGAACCCAGTTGCCATTTATATCTCCTAATACGCCATGATTGATTGTCCGATTATACCTGAAATATCCGATCCTATAACGAATCCTTCAACTATATTTTCAAGAGTTGTCACAGTACATTTCATAGTATTTGGCGTGATTTGCCATGAAAGTCCTTGACATTGCAGAGTTTTGACGATTGTAGAACCGTCAGGTTGTACGTTTGTTATCTTTAGATTGCTAAAATAATCTAAGCCCAAAACCGTATCCGTTGGAACGTTTGTGTCCAAAAGGTCAAGCGTCATGGCATCAATTCGGATCGTGGTTTCAGCGCGACTCGCGGTGTAAATTTTGGCAATGTTTAGGGCATCAGCATCGGTTTGGCAGACTAAATCTGTTTCATTATTCTGATGAGGAAAGTACTTGGCAATTGAAGCATCATTAACGGAGGTTTGAATTGTTCCGCCATAACGAGTTATTGAAGTTGAATTTATGATTAGTTTATCGTCAAAGGCAAAAATTAGGTTGGAATACGGTATCCCGCCCGATTGATTAAACTCAATTGGAGTTACAGCCGCTTTTTTAATAACATTAGTACGACTTAGGAATACTGTCGTTCCGTCTGCCCGAATATAGAAAGCGCCTTGTTCGCTAAATTCAGCGTTCTTCAAGGCATCCAGTGAGGTTCTGTTTGTTGCAGGATCGGCAATACAGAGCGTGTCACCCGAATCCAGCGAGCGCATGGAAGCGGGCCAAGAAACTTGATCCAAGATTGCTGCAATGCGCGTTCCAGTTGTTTGACCAGCGGGTGATGAAGCAATTGTTACCACACCTGCCTGTTGCATCAGCCTAAAGGCATCAGCGCAAACAAGGTCAACATAACCTGTTTCCTGACCTTGCGGGTATGTATAGTTATAAGAAATTGTGTACCCTGAAAATAGAAAATAACCAACGCCATTATATGTTGCAGATACGCGAAGTTTTCTTAATGGTGTTAAGAAACCATAGTAGGGTGAGGCTGTGTTTTGAGGGTTAAAGTAAGATAGAGGGTCCATCACCCGAATTGTCGCGCTGCCAGATTCATATTGATCATGCATAATGTTTCTGCCACGATCAATCTTGATGCTATAAACGTCAGCCGTTAAATCAACTGTTGGTTCTGGAGTTGTTGTAGAGGCAAGAGTGCCAGTGCCTAAAACTCCATACTTTGAGTCTCCAATTGTAAAAGGAAATCCAAAGGTTGCTCCGCTTGTAAAATCAAACGAAACGCTTATTTGTGCTGGCAATGTCATTGCGCAAATTGTCCAAGAGTTCTTTGAATTGCAACCTGTTTGCCTGACAGTGAATTATTGGTTTGAACTTCAGTAACCGCTCCAGCAATTTCTTTTCCATCCATTGTTATTTTAATGTTGAAAATTGGATCAAATTCTTGACCAGCGGCTCCGCCGTTGCCAAAATCTCCTGGATAAATCTGCGTACTGCCAGGAATAGGCCCGCCCATGCCTGGAACCAATGAAGGAATTGTTGGAGTTGGAACAACGGGAACAATAGGTGTTTTTGGCTGCATTTCTGCTATGCGTTTTGCAATTGCTTCCGCATCGTTTAATGTTGTAATCCAGCCTTCAAAGGGATTCTTAGCATTTGGAATACCTGAATAGTATTCAACTAATGCTCGCGTTAATCCCTGAGCCTTAGCAACTTCTCCAGCAAGTTTAGACGCCTGACTTACGTTGCCAGTTAAGATGGCAAACTGAAGTTTTAGGCGGGTTTCTTCTTCTTTAGTTACTTGATTTTTAAGCGCTGCAATGATCCCAATTTGTTCAAGATCAAAAAGAGTTCCAGCCTTTTTAAGTTTAAGCGCATCGGCGGCAGCCTTAGCAGCAGCCTTAGTGGCAGCGGCAGCAGCGCGCGCTCTGTCTTTATCGCGTTGCTTGGCTAGTCTTTCAGCGGCAGCGGCTTGGCCAGCCTTGAGAGAATCTTGACCACCTGCAAACATTCTGCCAGCGCGCGCTCTTGGCTGTTCTTTTTCTAAGATACCTTTAGGAGCGTTCTTGTCTATCCATTCAAAAACTCCGTAAATACCTTTTAGAAGATCCATTACAGGTCTAAATGGAGCAGTTAAGGCTCCGCCAAGTTCAGCAAGTTTGACCATCGTATCGGCGGTATTTTCTGCTAAATCATTCATACTTTCAGCAAGTTCTTCAACGGTTTTATCACCCGTCAAAATCATAAGCGCATCTATCATGCCCTTGCCAATTACTTCTTTTGCTTCTCCAGCATTAGTAGTAAGAAGTTCCCATTGCCCTGCATAAGTTTGTAAATAAGCCTTGCTAGAACCCTTAAACAATGTGTTCAGTTTGTTTTGAATATCTTCAAAACTTGACGCTTTTAATTCAGCCTGAGTCAAACCAAGATTGTATTTGCGTAATCCTTTTAGGTTTCCAACGTAGGCTTGCGCAAGGTCGTTTGCTACTGTGGCAAGTGACTCTCCAGAGCCGCGGGAACTTTCTATTGCGGTATTTAATAATTCTTGAGACTTTGTAACGCTGCCTGTGACCTGCAACAAAGATTGCATGGCTGGTCTCAATTGGTCATCAACCACGCCTGTTTGCAAACTTAGGCGCTCAACGTAACTGTTTATATCTGTTGCTGATAAAGCCAAGCCCAAATTCTTAACGCTTTGAGTAAGACGAGCGGTTGCCTTTTCATCCGCTATAAACGCGGCGGCGCTTGAACTAGCAAAACGCGCAATGGCGCGAGCGCCAAACGCTAAACCTAATGCTCCAGCAAGTTTTTTAACTGATCCAGTTAGTTTTTGAGCAGCGCTATCTGCTTCCTTAAAAGCCTTTTTACCTGTAAACTGGGTAACAATATCAATGACTACATTACTCATGCGGCTTTCCTTCCAAGATCAACAACGGTTGCGCGCTTGTTAAAGCGCTCGGTTGCTTTGTCAATTGCCTTAAAAACGGCGGCATTGGCTCGGCCTTGGTTTTCGTTCCAAGCGCGATAAAGCAAACGGCCTCGGCGTGGACCTTCGCCTTTCATTGTGCCTGAATTACTAATGGCGTTGATGAAATGCTGTCCAGCGTCAGGATTCTGAGAATGACTAAACTTATGACCAGCGGGTCCTTTTGGCCCAACCCAATCTTGAGCCTTCCCATTATCGCGGCGGCCAGCAATTTCATAGATTGCACCCGCGCGTGATTTGTTTGAAATCTTGAATATGCTGACAAAACCAGCGCGGTTCGCCCTACTTATTTTGTCGCTAAAAACAATTCCAGCCTTGACTTCTGCTGGATTGTAAAAAGGAAAAACACCTTTACGAAATGCTGAAGTTCCTCTAGTGATCTTTCTTAGTGTTTTACTTGATCTGATCCACCCTGTACGGAGGCCGACAATTTCAGATTGAACGTATCCTTTAGCCTGAGTTACAACAGGTTTTACAATGTTGTAAATCTCTTTACGCATTTCCTTTTCTAGATCAGGTGCGTAGGCGCGAAGGGCCTTACGGAGTTCAATGACGCCTTTTATTTCTGTTGGCATCGTTTCTCTCCCTCGTTTCATCCTTTAGAGCCTGTAACAATGCCTCAAGCATTGTCTTGTCTAGTTCAAGTAATCCTTGCGGCGCGATCCCCAATCTAATGCTCAAGCGAGCGATCAGATAGGTGAATGGAAGATCACGCCTTATTGCAAAGGGTCGGAGTCCAATACCTCAACACTTTGCAGTGTTGCAATAAAGTTCTCCAACTTTGCATCAACGGGTTCACCGCTCCGCTTAACTATCTCATGACCAATCCAATAAACCATGCTCTGCATTTCTTGTTCACGAAAGGCCTTATGAAAACCTATCTTGTAATGCTGTTCAAAAAGGTACTCAATCAAGGGTGTTATTTCACCGCTTAATTCTTTACCATCTGTGAACTTGATTTTTAGTTGTGCCATGATTTGCCCCTTTGTTAGTTAGTTATTACCAAGTACCTGTGTTTGCGACTGTAACTGCACCCGAAACCTGAAAAGTTAAACTCTGCATGCCGAGATCGGCTACAGCGCCACTTATAGGTGTGATTGTATCTACCAAAACTAGCCCACTGTAAAATGGATTTGCCGCTGATCCTGCCGCTGTCTTATCCAGCGCGCATAGAAAATATGCGTTTGTCTTAAAAAGCGTGTTCATTGTTTGAAGAACCGCTGTTGCGGCATCATCGTTAATAAGATCAACTGTTATTGAGTTATTTTCTAATCCCGCAACGTATCTGTGGCCTGTGTCACCCATTGCAGAAACCTCAATTTGGTCTGCTGATCTTGTCAATGTAAAATTCGTGACATACGCTGAGAGATCAATTGATGCAGGGCTGGTAGCGCCCAGTTTGAACCCTACTTTATTTGTTAAGCCTTGCGCCATGATTATTCCTCATCTTTCTTGGTTGCTGTTTTTGGTGCTGATGGTGTTTCTTTGATCTGACCAATCTTAATTAAGAAGGCCAAATCTTCCGCTGTGTGGTCAGTCATTCTAACTCCAACTCGTGAGACATTGTAATTGCATTGAACATGTTAAGAGATCGCCTGTTGTGGCGTTGAGAACGCTTGGCGCGCTTACATTGCCAATATTATAGACGATAGAGGAAGCGGCTAGTTTGCCAAAAACTGCAACTATCATTTCCTCAATTCCATTGAGATTTCCTTCGTTATCCATAAGTGGAACGAAGATATTGATTTCAAAAGATGCAAGGGGTGAAATGCTTATCTGTGAATTATTGTTAGGGGAAAGATACGGGTCACTAGGACTAATCACAACTGAATTTGCGATTGGGGTCGCTGGAGGAAAACTAAATACAGAGTATTTTGTGTTATCAACTAAAGCGGCTGCAATAGTGGCGCGTAATGTTGTAATGGATGCTGGCATTGTTACCCGATTTGCGCGGTCGGCGCGAGATACGGAGCAATGAGACCTCTGACGCGCGCTACGAGTGTTGAGGACATTGTAAATGGTGACGGACTAAATCCATCCACTGTCATTCCTTGGCCGCTTGGTGCTTGACGCGCTTGCCAGATCGCTTCGCATATTTGTAATGATGCTTGCTGCACTGAATCTACGGTTGAATAATCAGTGTATGTTTCCGCTGCCGCTATTCCATAAGGAACAATTGTGTGATAAGGATTATTGCTTCCAGCAGTAATAGTAATGTCAAAAGAATACTCACTAACAGCGGTAATTGTTTTAGTTCCGTTGTAGCGGCTGCCTGAATTGCTTATAGTTACGCTTTGTCCGACATAGAATACGTCTGCAATAGGTAAATCAAAATAAAGAGTTCCTACTGTTCCAGAACTTGAGTGCGCAACAATTGGTTGTTCGTTTCTCCATAGAAAAGGCAACAAGACGTCATCTCCAGCGTCGCAGACAGATTGAAGCGTAGCGTCAGCATATAAAGTGCCAACACCTAATGCGCTTCTAAGAGTCGCAACTGTCGTGATGCTCATTGTTATCCTTTCTAAAGACTGGAGGGGTGTAAGGGCAACACCCCTCCAGCAACTTAGTTTGTTTTGATTACGCTAGATTGTAGCGACGTACGCCAGCGCCACCCTTTAGAACGCCAATTGCTAAATAACCATAGAGGCAAATTTCCACCTCTGAAGAAGTTAACACATTGACGCGCAAGGTTGTTTGTGGGCTTTCCCAAACATAGACTGACTCTGGAGCAACAAGAAACGCTGACTCATCAACGATTCCTGAAACGGAAATGTTATGATCAACAATAAGTGAAGTGCCAAGTACGTTACCAACTACAGAAGTTGGAACTACCGCGCCTGACGCGTTCTGTGTCTGACCTTGAGCAGCGTATAGAGGACGTGAAGAACCGTCAACGTATCCGTTAATTGCAGCCCATTGATCAGTTGATGCAACCAACTTGTTAGCATAATTGCCACCTGTTGCCTTATATGCTGCCGCGGCTTCAGTTGCAATAAATGATTGAAGTCCTGCCGCTGTTGCGGCTGTACCTGTTGCGGCTGTACCTGAAGCCGTAAATGCTGCGATAAGTGCTGCGTCTGTTGCCTTCTCGTAAGCCTTGCGCATTTCCTGCATAAGCAAGTCCATGAAGGCAGGGCTAGAACGATCAAGCAAAATTGTTGAAATGCGATTGAGGCCAGAATACTGCTTCACTGTTACGGTGTCGTAAGTTGAAGTCATGCCTGTTTCGCTTGGTGCAGTTGCTTCGGCTGTTTCAGCAACAGTTGGAGCAGTTCCTAATTTTGGAATAGTAAATGACATTGAAGAATCTGGCAACGCTTGACGAGTTACCGCTTCAAATGAAGGGCGACCTGTAAATGTTGTTGTTACGAACTGTTGTAGATGCCCTGGCAATGTTAGACCAGTATTTGTTGAAGTACTGTCATCCGCTGCGCGAATAATGCGGCGCGCATCGTCATCGCCTAGTGCTGCCTTGATTTGTGCATCAAGGTATTGTCCTGACGTAATAGGTGCTACACGCTCTGTTGCATAGACCTTCGCTGTTACAGTTGGGCGAGCGGCTTCAACAGCCGTTGCCTCAACTTCTGGTGCTGCTACGGTGTCTGGAGTATTTTCCACGACCGCCTCGCTTTCTGTTGGTGTGTTTGTTTGTTCTACAACTTCAGATTCCTCTATTGTGGTTTCTTCGGCTGCAATGTTAGTAATTTGTGCGCTCTTAAATGCGGGTTCAGTGACGGCGCTGACTTCTTTTAAGATAGATGAAGTAACGTAAATAACGCCATTGCGTGAAGGCTTGGATGCTTTAACTTCAACACCCACACTCAGCCCTGTAACCAATCCTTCTTGGGCCATCAGCAAATAATCTGTACCCTTGCTGCTACGACTTACCTTAAATGTCGCATAAATTCCATCTTCTTTTACTTCAAAGGATTGAGCGCGACCTAAAGGTTGCTTAATATCATGTTGCGCTAATAAACGAACAGATTTTGCTTCAGGCAGATCAATTGAGTCGCGTTCAAAAATTACTGGACCCGCGCTAGTGTTTCCGATTTCGCCTGTTCCCATTGGAACAATCTTGCCAGTGATTTCGCGTGTATCCATTGACGCGGTTAATCCAGATGCTTCAAATGTTAAATAAGTTAAATCGCTCATTGTTCACCATTTCCATTAGGAGATAAATCTTCCATTTCCATTGCCTGTTCAGTTGTAATTAAACCTAGTGAAAGCATCTTCTCTAGAACGAGTAAGCGATCCATTGGTTCAGTTCTTAAGAAAGTATCATCAAGCGCAAATTTTACATAATGTCCTGAAGTGCTTAGATCATCCATGCTTAGTCTTTCCTCAATTGCGGAAATGTAAGGTTGGAAACAAAGTGCAACAAGTTGTTTGCGTTCATCTTGAACGTTTGCGTAAGTCATCGTGGTGTTTTGATCTGCTGAGACATAATAAGCGGGAACTGAACACAAACGCGCAATTTCAGTTGCTAAGTTTTGTATTGCTTCGTTGTACATCATATCTTTAGGTGAGAAACCAACTGTGTTGTAACTAAGAGTAGAAGTTAAATATGCAGTTGAACGATTTTGGCGGCTGGCCTTCCAAGCGGCTAACAATCCCTGAACTTCCGCTGGAGGGAGGTCAGCCCCCGAATTAGAAATGTAACCCGTAGCCATCGGAGTTTGTGAAGCAATTGCAGCGGCTTTCTGAATATCAATTGCGCTTTGAATTGTGCGCGATCCAGTTGCAAGTATTCCTTCGTTATGCGCTTGGAATGTAATTATTGAACCAAGTCCAGACATAGGGCGCGCAACACCATCAACGTAATAAGTTTGAACAGTTGTGTTATATAGATCAGTGTCAAATGTTACGCGAGTATTGGCAACCCATTCCGCGCGCGCCATTCTTCCATCTTCCTGATACGTCTCGGTAATTTCCCAAAAACTTTGCCCATAATGAATTAGGCTATCCACTGTCCATGCGATAGTAACAAAACGTGGTTGTGAAAGTGCAGGTTGATTTACCCAACGTGGAGCAGAGATCATTTCACCTGTGGACTTTTTGTAATACTCAAGCGGAATTGCGGCAATTGTGCCAGCAATTAAATCCACGCATCTTTTAACAGCGGGAACGGTCATTGCATCTTTACGCGACACAGTTGGGACAATGTAATTGTAAATGCTGTTAAGTTGATCTCCCATAATTTGCGGAGCAACTTGAGCCTCAATTATTTTTGACTTGCGATCAAAGATACCCATAGGTTGCAATTATACACTACATATAGGTCATTCTGCGTATATAGCCGCAACCTGTTGGGGTTTCATCAAAGTTGAAATAACCATTGCAATTGCAATTGGCGCGGCAACTGATCCTGCGCTTTGTCTTTTTACGATTCTCCATGATGAGTCATTATTTTTTGCTGCAACGTTAGCGAATTGGGTAATGAGAATGTCTTGGCCGTTATGAACCCATCTACGGTTCACAGTTGCATCAAGTAGGTCAGAACACGCTTGATAGAAC